GATGTCCAGTGCGACAAACGTCTTGCCGCTGCCCGACGCGCCGAACAGGATGCCCAGCTGCGCCTTGGGCAAGACGCCTTTGATCAACCAGCTCATCGGCTCGCGCTGGGTCAGGTCGTAGATCGGCACCGGCCCGAAGCGCCCGACGCTCTTGCTCGGCAGCTCGGCCATGATGGCCTCGGCCTTGGCCAGCACGTCCTCGCGGCTGGGCCCCTCATAAGGCCGGTAGCCTGCGTCCTTGGCCATCTTGATGACCGACGCCATAGTGACCTGCCGCTTGCCCGGTGCGGGCTTGAGGCTCTCCCACTGGTAGCGCAGGCTCTCGGTGCTGGGATAGCTGTCCCCACCGCTCGACCATTCGTCCCAGATCTCGAAGCCGTCGTCACCGCCGTCCGTCTCGTGGTGCAGGGCCATTCCGACGCGCAGCCACGGGTCGCGGCCCATGCTCGGATCAAGCACGGCCAGCAGGGCCTCCATCTCGCCGATCGACAGGCCCAGACGCGGCTCGCGCCCGGCCATGAAGTCATCGGGGTCGAACGTCGCGCCTGCCGTCGCGCCGAAGCGCCGCATGCAGAGATCCTTTGTGTTCTGGTCGACCTCGGCGAGGTGGTCTTCATAGCCCAGCAGCTCGACGATCGGCAGCACATTGCCGGTGAAGGTCACAAAGCCGGAGCTGCTGAACGTCTCGAAGCCGTACTGGTCGGGCGTCGGGTAGCTCTTGTGGTTGCCCAGATCGCCCTTGAGCGCGGCGCGCACGCCCTTGCCGCTGGGGCTGTACTCGGCGTACGTCCGGTTGACGATGTCTTCAACCTCTTTGGGCATGTTGCCATGCACGTCGACGCACGCGTCGAAATCGAGGAACACGTAGCCGAAGTCGGCCAGAGGTGCGAAGCCCACGCCGTCGAAGCCTGCGCGCATGGCAGCGTCGCGCGCCGCCACAAAGGTCGTCAGCCGATCGCGATCACGCGGGCCGCCCTGCGTGCCGTGGCGGCGGGTGCCGTCGGCCCAGAACGGGATCTTGCGCGGCTTGGCCTCACCCTCGAACTGCTCATAGCGCCACATCAGCCAGCCGGGCAGCGCCCTGAGAGCCTCTGGCACCTGCACAGCCTGAAGCCCGGGCGCAATGGCCCTCACGCTTGTCATGTCGTCGTCCTCTCCCACGGGTGTTTAGAGGATAGCTGACGCGGGTGCGCTGATCGCCCGGACAAGATCCGGGTTCATCATGTCGGTGCGCGGGATGCCAAACACCACCTCGATCGCGACAGCGCGTTCGGGTGGCACCCAGCCCCGGGCCTTCCAGCTGTAGACAGCCTGATGCGTGACCTTCATCTTCTGGCAGAACTTGATGATACCACCGCCTCGCTCGATGGCGAGATCAAGGGCGGCGATACGTTCGTTTTTATCGGTCATGCTGCTCTCAACTCTTTTCTGAAACTCTCGTCGCGGATGCCCCAGATGCGGGTCTCGGCCATGTAATCTGACTTGAGTTTGATAAGCTCGTTGTTGACCTTATCCAACTCGGCTTGGAGCTTGTCACGCCTCGCGAACGCGCGCAGGGCCCGGGTGCGGATCTCATCGTTGATCATTTGAACCGCTCCCCCTTGCGGCCAATACGGCCAGTCTTCGGATTGCGGAAGTGCGCGTTCTTGGTCAGCTCGGTCAGCCGATCGATCTCAGCCTTCAAGATACGCTGCCGCAGGTCGTACTCTTTGCGGTCGGTCTGACGGCGCTGCTGCTCGGCGGCCAACTCGGCCAACGTGTCGGCAGCGACGCTGCGCATGTTGTCGGCTTCATGCCGCGCTTGCTTGGCTGCTTTCCAAGGGTTCCAGCTCATTCTTCTTCTCCCAGTTTACCGGACGCGATGTCCTCCTCAATGATTTCGATGATTTGCTTGGCCAGCTTGTCATAGCGATTGGCCCAACCGGCAGCGTAGTAAACGCCGTCGTCCCCACGCGTGTAGATGTCGAAGGTGTTGCCGTGGTCCCAGACGAAGATGTCGGTCGTCTCGCCTTCGAAGTAGACTTCGAAGTCCGCCGTGCCGCCGCGCTCTGGCTCGTAGCCGTCCCAGCTGGCTGTGATCGGCAGATCGCTGTGGGCCTTGAAGGCTTCGTTGATCTGGCGCTCGGTGTATTCAGGGTTGTCCATGTGCTGTCTCCGTTGCTGATATACGGCCAGTAGACCATGCAATGCGTAATTGCAATACCCTATCGATGATTTTCATCATCGCGGTACTCGTCGATGCCGCGACCGATCCAGTCGCCTACCCAGATCGAGCCCAGCACCAGCAGCGCGGCGATGACTGCGACGACGATCTCCATCACGCGTTGCCCGCTGTGTCGAACAGCTCGCGATCGATGATGGTGCGCTCAAGCACCAGCACGGTCATGGCGGTGATGGTGTTCGACACGTCCTCGGCGTCGTCCATCTCCATCAGCTCGTTATGCAGGAGCTTGATCAGGACGGTCGCCCGGCAGATCCGCTCGCTGTCGGCGAAGATGTCCCAGAGGATGTCGCCGATCTCTTGCTCCGCGACTGCGTGCGATCGGTCGTGGCGTTCGTCTTCGGTCATCCCCACCAATCCTCTTCCATGCTCTCGCGCTCTTCTGGTGTGATCTCCGGGCGGGTCAGGATGCCATAGATGGTCACGCCCACCACGCCCACGATGAGCAGCGCCAGCCAGTTGTTTGCCGTCACCGCACCTTCTCCAGCAAGTGGATATGGGCGCAACGCTTGCCTGCTGGTGTGTCGACCAGCACCATGCCGCGATCGAAGCAGGCATTGACGCGGGCCTGCTCTGCGTTTCCGGCAGAGACTACCATCAAGATGAGGATGCCTAAAAGGGCAAAGCCGACGTAGCCGGGCCAGAAGAAGGAAAGATGTTCACGCATGTGGTGTCTCCTTTGTGCGTTGTTGATGCGGTCTTATGTCAAGTGCCATTGCACATTGCAAGCCTAAACGGGCGGCATCCTTCCTGCGGCTGTGGTCATAGGTCAGGCTCCCTGTTTCAGGTTGACGTAGGCCCGCGCCCGGCCATTGGCACGGGCAGCCTCGTAGACGGTCGGGCGTTGTGCTTTGAGCGCCGCCGTGCAGCGCGCCACCGAGCCCCAGCCGTAGTCGTGGGCCAGCTCGCTGAGCGTCCGGTTGCCGATGTCGCGGATGTCGGACGGCAGCGTCGGCATGGTGCCGGGTGGCCGGGGCGGGTGGTTGGTGCGGCGTGGCGGCGCTTGCGTCGCCTCTGCGGCGCGCTGGGCGGCCTGCACCTGCGTCTGGTAGGACGCCTGCCGCACCTGTGCCAGCAGCCGCTCCGTGACCTGCACAGGCGCGCGGCGGCCATCGGCGTACAGCCAATAGAAGCGGCGCTCGTGGATGATGGGGCGACGGCTCATGGCTCAGTCCTCCTCTTCTTCTTCGTCCTCGGGCTCTTCGTCCTCGGGCTCTTCGTCGCTGAGCAGCGCGTCCCACTCGGCATTCTTGGCCTCGCGCTCGGCGTTGATGCGATCGCGCTCGGCCTGCGGCAGCGCCTGCCATGCGGCGTCCTCGGCGGCGATCTCAGCGCGGCCTTCGGCGAGGAGGCGCTCTTCCTCTTCGTTGAACAGATCCCAGATGTTGGTCATTGGTCGGCACTCCGCTTGGTCATGTCGTCGAAGATCCACCGGGCCTGATCGGCCCACTCGGCGGCGGTGTAGCTGTTGGTGTACGGCACGTAGACCGACACGCTATCGTAGATGTTACGCGCGGGCACGTCGTAAACGAAATAGTGGTAGCCCTCGCCGCGCACGATTTCGAGTGGGATGCCTGCCTTGTCGATGGCGCGCTGGGCTTGGCGGATGGTGGTCATGTCGGTGTCTCCGTGTGCGTTGTTGATGAACAGTATTTGGCACATGCAACGTGGGGTTGCAATACCCCTGATGAAAAAAGTTTGGGGGCCGAAGCCCCCGCCCTTCAGCGGAAACGCAGGTCGCTGTAGTTGGCGGCGCGGGGCTCGTGCAGCGCAGCAATGCTTTTGCGGATGGCGTTCTTGTAGCCTTCGCCTGCGGTGTCGTTAAATTGGAGGCAGCGTTCGAGGTGAGCGGTCTCGCTGATGAGGATGTTCTCGGCGAGAGCGAGCGCGGCGGCGGTGGCCTCGGCGTCGGTCATGCGGGCAAAGGTGCCAGAGCCACCGATCTCGGCGCGGGCTGGGGTGAAGTGGCGGCCCATCTCTTCGCCGGTCTCGGCGTCGGTCAGGACCATCTGCTTCTTGCCGCACGAGTACACGATGGCGTGGCGGAAATAGGTCGTGCCCTTGCGGTCCCAGTCGTTGATGTAGGTGACTTCGTCGCCCTTGTTGAATGCCTTGGTCATGTCGGTGTCTCCGTTTGCGTTGTTGATGAGCTGTCCTCGCACATGCAAGCAGGCATTGCAACACCTAATTTGCAGCACGTGTAAAAAATTACTCGTGCTGCATCGTGCTGCAGCGTGGTGCAGCGGGGAGGGGCATTTGCAGCACGTGTAAAAAATTGCTAACACCACGGAAATGCTGGGTTTTTTGGCCTTTTGCAGCACGAGAATTGATGCACGCTGCAGGTCGTGCTGCACGCTGCAGGCAGTGCTGCAGCATCGATGCAGGGTTATAAACTACGTTTATACCCTTCTCGTGCTGCACGCTGCACGGTGCTGGCGATGCGCTGCGATGCGGATTTTGTGATGTTGACTTTGTGCTGGCGGTGCAGGATTGTTGGTGCTGCGCGGCGCTCCCCTCTGTCGTGCAAACAGGCTCCGTCGAGTGATTTGGAATAGCTCGGCGGAGCCGACGCTTGCCTTTTGTGTTCGTCGGGCTTATTTAGGTCGTGACTGGTAGTCCTGCCACGAAGCGGAGCAAGCAGAGTATGGCCCAACGGCCCACCAAGAAAACTCCCGAAGTTATTCAGCGTTTGCTCGACGGCCTTGCCGACGGCGTGACGCTGCGCGCCCTGTGCCGAGAGGAGGGGATGCCGAACTGGCGGACGGTGTATGATTGGATCGAAGCAGACGCGGACATCGCCGCACGGTTCGAGCGCGCGCGCGAGATCGGCTTCGACGCGATCGCTGAGGACGTCTTCGACATCGCGGACGACGGCACGAACGACTGGGTCGAACGCGAGCGCAAGGACGGATCGACAGACATCGTGCTTAACGGCGAACATGTGCAGCGCAGCAAGTTGCGCATCGAGACGCGCATGAAGCTGCTGGCGAAGTGGCACCCCAAGAAGTACGGCGAAAAGCAGGACGTCAACATCGGCAACAAGGAAGGCGAGACCCTCCAGATCGACAACGGCGTCGACACCGTGGCGCTCACGCTGAAGATTGCTGAGGCGCTGCGCATGCGGAACAACGACAAGTGATCTGGAACCCATGGCGCAAGATCCGCGAGCTTGAGGCCCGGCTGCACCGGGTGACCGTTGAGTGCGCTGCGCTTGACAACGCGCTGCATCATTCGAACGAGCGGTACGACAAGATCCGCGAGACCAACGCCCAGCTGCGCGACGCGCTGAGCCTGTATCGGAACGCATGACCGACCTTGCGACCTTGATTGCCCAGCTCGAACCCGAGCAGCGCGTCCATGCCGATTGGCAGGACAGGTGGAACGCGACGGCGCGCGACGCGCAGATCCCCGAGAAGGAAGCCGAGAAGCAGGGCATCGACCCGCACTGGACCGAATGCGGCTATCTGGCCGGGCGTGGCTTCGGCAAGACGCGCGTGGGGGCTGAATGGATCACGCGCGCCGTGTACGAAGACCCGAGCGGCTTCGACAGCTGCGTGATCGCACCCACGTTTTCGGATGTGAAGTACACCTGCTTCGAGGGCGAGAGCGGGATCTTGTCCGTGCTGCCGCCCGATCTGCTGATCGAACACAACAAGACCGACATGATCATCAAGATGCGAAATGTTGCAGGTGGCGTCAGCACGATCCGTGGCTTCACTGCCGAAAAACCAGAGCGATTGCGTGGTCCACAGCACTGCCGTGGGTGGTTCGATGAGCTGGCAGCGTGGCAGTACGATGAGGACACATGGGATATGGCCATGATGGGCCTGCGTCTGGGCCATCGCCCGCAGGTGCTGTGGACCACGACGCCGAAGCCCAAGGAACTGATCCGCAAGCTCAGCACGCCCCAGCCGGGTCGGCTCATCGTGCGCGGCTCAACCTTCGACAACAAGGCCAACCTGCCGCAGAGCTTCTTCGACAACCTGCAGCAGTACGAAGGCACGACGATCGGCAGGCAGGAGCTGTACGGCGAGCTGATCGACCCCGAAGAGAGCGGCATCGTCAAGCGCAGCGACTTCCGCATGTGGCCTGCCAAGCGTCCGCTCCCGCCGCTGGACTACATCATCCTGTCCCTTGACACCGCCTTCACCGAGGCGACGTACGACAAGAAGAAGGGCGACGCGGACAGCACGGCCTGTGTCGTAATGGGCAGCTTCCACGACAAGGAAGGCAACAGCCACCTGATGGTGCTGGACTGCTGGTCGGAGCAGATGGGCATGCCCGATCTGATCAAGCGCGTGAAGCGCGAGCTGAACGTCAGCTACGGCGACGATCAGGACGCGGCGTTGATCAAGCCACTGTTCGGCAGCGCCAAGCCCATGACGTCGGGCCGCAAGCCTGACCTCTGCCTGATCGAAGACAAGGGCAGCGGCATCAGCCTGCGCCAGATGCTGGAGCGCGAGGGCATCGAGGCCTATGCCTACAACCCGGGCCGCGCCGACAAGCTGGCGCGTCTGCACATGGTCAGCCACATCTTCGCCCGCAAGCGGATCTGGCTGCCCGAGAGCGACAAATATCCGGGCCGCCCGCGCACATGGGTCGAGCCAATGCTGGCGCAACTCTGCGCTTTCACCGGGCCCGGCAGCGTCAAGCATGACGACTACGTCGATGCCATGACGCAGTGTGTCCGGCTGTGCATCGACAAAAACCTTGTATCTGTGTTAAAGACCGCAAAACCCGGAGAGGTTCATCGACCGCCGCCGAAGGTGGTCCCGAACCCGTACGCCATTTGAAGGATTGATCCATGGGCGAAGATGAACTGCCGGAAGGCGAGATGGTCGAGTTGGAAAACGACGCGGTTGACGTCGAGGACACCGAGGACGGTGGTGCCTTCGTCACGCTCGATGAGGAGGAGCCAGCGGCAGGCGAGAGCGAGTTCTACGCCAACCTCGCCGAGACGCTGCCCGAGCCAGACATGGCGAAGATCTCCAGCCAGTTCCTCGATCTGATCAGCAAAGACAAGGACGCGAGGAAGAAACGCGACGAGCAGTACGAGGAAGGCCTGCGCCGCACCGGTCTGGGCGACGACGCACCCGGCGGCGCGCAGTTCCAAGGCGCGTCGAAGGTGGTCCACCCGATGCTGACCGAGGCCTGCGTCGACTTCGCGGCCCGATCGATCAAGGAACTGTGGCCCGCGAACGGCCCCGTCAAGGACATGGTCGTCGGCGACACCGACGAGAAGAAGGTCGACAAGGCCAAGCGCAAGTCCGCCCTGATGAACTGGCAGATGACCGTGCAGGCGCAGGAAGCCCGCGCCGAGCTGGAACAGATGCTGACCCAGCTGCCACTGGGCGGCGCGCAGTACCTCAAGCTGGGCTGGGAAGAACGGCGCAACCGCCCGAACTTCCTTGCCGTCATGATCGACGACATGCTGCTGCCCTACGCCGCGACGAACTTCTACAGCGCGCAGCGCAAGACGCACGTCCAGTACATCACGGCCCTTGATTACCAGCAACGTGTAAAATCTGGCATGTACCGCGACGTCGACCTGACGCCGCCGGGCCTTGAGCCTGAGACGTCGTTGGCCGAGCAGGCGAACAACAAGATCGAGGGCCGCACCGACACGAGCTACAACGAGGACGGCCTGCGCACGGTCTACGAAGTCTACGCGACCACGCAGATCGAAGAGGGCGAGGACGCCTCGCCGTACATCATCACGATCGACAAGCCGTCGGGCAAGATCCTCTCGATCTACCGTAACTGGGACGAAGAGGACAAGACCCGCGAAGAGATGACGTGGATCATCGAGTTCCCGTTCATCCCGTGGCGCGGCGCGTACCCGATCGGCCTGCCGCAGATGGTCGGCGGCCTCAGTGCTGCCGCCACCGGCGCGCTGCGTGCGCTGCTTGACAGCGCGCACATCCAGAACGTGCCGACGATGCTCAAGCTCAAGGGCGGCACGCGCGGCGGCCAGACGCTGAACATCCAGCCGACGCAGGTCGAAGAGATCGAGGGCGGCCTGAACATCGACGACGTGCGCAAGATCGCGATGCCGATCCCGTTCAACCCGCCGTCGCCGACGCTGTTCCAGCTGCTGGGCTTCCTTGTCGAAGCAGGCAAGGGCGTCATCCGCACGTCGATGGAGGATCTGCCCGACAGTCAGGCCAACGCGCCGGTCGGCACCACGCTGGCCCGCATCGAGCAGGGCATGGTCGTGTTCAACGCGATCCACAGCCGTCTGCACGACGCGATGGGCCGCATGCTGCGCGTGCTGCACCGCCTCAACGAGATGTACCTCGATGACGATCGGCTGGAGCAAGAGGCTGGCGAAGAGCTGGCCACGCGCGCCGACTTCGAAGGCCCGATGGACGTCGTGCCGGTCAGCGACCCGAACATCTTCAGCGAAGCGCAGCGTTACGCGCAGGTGCAGGCAGTGGCGCAGCGCGCCCAGATGCTGCCGCAGCTGTACAACCTGCGCAAGGTCGAAGAGCGCATCCTGTCGACGCTGAAGATCCCCGACTATGACGCGTTGCTCAACCCAGCCGTCGACCCCGAGGAGCAGAACGCCGTCAACGAGAACGTCGCCGCTGCACTGGGCCGCCCCGTCGTGGCCTTCCCAGAGCAGGACCACATCGCCCACCTCAAGACGCACCTCAGCTTCATGATGAACCCGATGCTGGGTAGCGGGCCGATGTTCCAGCAGACCTTCCTGCCGTCGATCCTGAACCACCTCAAGGAACACGTCGCGCTCTGGTACATGAAGACGACGATCGATCTGGCCGAGAGCGTGGCCAACGTCGACTTTGACGAACTGGGCAAGGAGGAACACAGCGACGAGGACAAGCGTGCGTTCGATCGCATGTTGGCCGAAGCGTCGACTGTGGTCAGCGAGAGGGCCGGTGACGTGTTCGCCGACCTGCCGCCGATCATTCAGCAGGCGCAGCAGATGATCCAGCAGTTCCAGCAGCCACCGCCGATGGATCCGTCGCAGGTCGCGATGCAGACGGCGCAGCAGCAGATGCAGATCGACACGCAGAGGATGCAGCTCGAAGGCCAGAAGGTCCAACAGCAGATGCAGATGGATCAGGCCAAGATGCAGCAGCAGCTGCAGCTTGAGCAGCAGAAGCTCGCGCTGCAGCAGCAACTTGCAGAAATCAACGCGCAGATGGAGCAGGCCAAGGCCCAGCAGGACATGGCCACGCTGGCGATGAAGGAACAGCGCGAGGACGCACGCACGCAGGCAGAACTGCAGGCGCGCGTCGCTATGAACGAAGCCGACAACCAGACCGCCATGACCCTTGCGGAAATGGAGATGCTGTCTGGCGAAAAAATCGCGGTGTCGACCGGCACCGGGATCAACCCGCAGCCATAAGGAGAATATCATGGCTAAAGAACCTACCAAACAGTCCGACACGAAGGGCAAGCCCGTCCCCGAGACGGCAATCCCCATGCACAAGAAGCTCGCCATGGGCCAGAACCCCGACACCGGCGCGTCTTCGGGGTCGAAGATCCCCGCGTGAGGATCGAGATGTTTCTCCAACGCTTGGAGACAGCGCAGGCCGAGCTTGCGAAAGAAGCGTTGGAGCGACCGTCTGGCCGGGAAGCATTCGACTACGGTCGGGTTGTCGGCCTCCATGCAGGCCTTGAGCTTGCGAAGCAGACCATCATCAACATGGTCGCCGAGCATGAGCGCAAGGGCTTTGACCTTTAACTGCAGAAAGAGAAGCACTGATGCAGGAAATTGCGAATAAGATCGATTATGGGTACGAGAACGTCGATGAGGCGTTCCCGCCATGCGATCCGGGCGTGCAACCGTTTGGCAGCCGCGTGCTGTGCCAGATCCGCACCCCGAAAGCCAAGACGAAGGGCGGGATCATCCTGACCTCGGATGTTCGGGAGACCGAGCATTATAACACGCAGGTGGCCAAGGTGATTGGCGTTGGCACACTTGCCTTCAAGAACCGCAATACAATGGAACCGTGGCCAGAGGGCTCGTGGTGCGAGATCGGTGATTTCGTCCGCATCCCACGTTACGGCGGCGACCGTTGGTCGGTAAAAACCCCCGATGGCGATGAAGCCATCGTGGTTATCTTCAACGACCTCGATCTGGTCGGCAAGGTCACGGGCGATCCGCTCGCGATCAAAGCCTTCCTGTAATCGATAAGGCTAAAAGGAGCCGGTTATGAGCGACAATACACTGACCGAAAAGGATGGTGACGAAGAGTTCGACATCATCGAAGGTATCCCGCCCGCCGAAGACGCACAGGCTGACGACGCCGATGATGCGGATGATGGCGACGAAGACGACAGCGACGAACGTCTCGCCGAGAGCGAAGACGACAGCGATGACGAGATCACGTCTCAGAACCGCAAGCGTCGTCTGAAGCGCCGCGAGATCCAGAAGCGCGCCAAGGAAAACGCCCAGCGCGAGCTGGACATGCTGCGGCACACCAACGCGGAGCTTATGCGTCGCGTCGCTGCGATCGAGGGCCACACGCTCCAGTCCAACGAGCAGGGCATCGATCAGCGTCTCCAGCAGACCCTGTACGAGATCCGTCAGGCCGAGCAGATCATGGCCCGCGCGACCGAGGCCGGTAACGGCGAGGACGTCGTGGCCGCAATCCGTATCCGCGATGAGGCCATGTCCCGCGCCCAGCAGCTGCAGTACAACAAGCAGCAGATGGCGCAGGTGCGTGAGCAGGCGGCCCAGCCGACCGGCGACCCGCGCGTCCAGAGCTACGCATCCGAGTGGATGCAGGCCAACCCATGGTACAGCCCGCAGGGTGGCGACGACGACAGTGCTGTCGTCAACGCGATCGACGCGGCCATGACGGCGCAGGGTTACGACCCGACAAGCCGGGCCTACTGGGAAGAATTGACGCGTCGCGTTGCCGCTCGCGTCTCCGACGATGATGGTGGCGACAGCCGCCAGTCAGCCCCGCGCCGGAAGGCTCCGCCGCAGGGAAATACCCGGGAACACGCCCCCACTTCGACACGTAAAGAAGTGTACGTGACACCGGAAAGAAAGGCTGCTATGATCGAAGCAGGCATTTGGGATGATCCCGTCGCGCGGAACCGAATGCTCAAGGCGTATCAGGCCTACGACAAAAATGGTTCGGCAAGCTAAAAGGAGTATGCCAACATGGAAAACGAACGCATGGATGATCGCCTGAAGAAGGAACTGGGTGTCGCTCGGCGCTCCCGTGGGATGGATGACCGTCAGGTCACCGAAGACCGTGGGATTAGCGATGACGATCGACTGGAAATGTTCCGGGCACAGTTGTTTAACGACGCACTTCCTGATCTGCCGGAAATCCCCGGTTATCATGTGTGCTGGCTCACCACGACCAACCCTCGTGACCCTATTCATCGCCGCATCCAGCTCGGTTACGAGCCGGTCAAGGCAGAAGAAGTCCCCGGGATGGAGCATGCCTCGGTCAAGACCGGCGAATACGTCGGAATGATCGCGGTCAACGAGATGCTCGCGTTTAAGCTGCCCGAGAGCCTCTATCAGAGGTTCATGAAGGAAGCTCACCACGATGCACCGTTGCGTGAAGAGGACAAACTCGCCGAAGTCGCGGATAGCATCCGCGCGCAGGCCGAGCAGTCCGGCGGTCGGCTCATTGAAGGGGACGGTATGGATGATTTTCGTCAAGCCGCGCCGAGGCTGGCAGCTTTCAGCTAAGGCATCTCTCAATCAATTTTCTAAGGAAATAGGACATGCCAAGTACTGCATCCCCCTACGGCCTTATCCCAGTAAACCATCCGTCGGGCGTTGTGCGCCCGTTCGCGATGACTTGCACCTCGGGATACGCCGCGAATATCTTCCAGAACCAGCCGGTCAAAGTTGACCCGACGGATGGAACCATTGTCGTCGCCGCCGCTGGCGATGCGTTCATCGGCACCTTTCAGGGCGTCGAATGGACCGACAGCGACCAGCGTCGTCGCATCTCCAACAAGTGGACCACGGGCACCGTGGCTACTGAGATCGTCACGTACGTGACCATCGACCAGACGATCACGTACCAGATCCAGAGCAACGCTGCTCTGGCTGTTGC